TCACAATCTGGTGCTCAAGACAGACCTGTTAGAGCTTATGTTGTTACTGGAGATGTAACTGATGGTCAACAAGCAGAAGCACAAATTAATCGTCGCCGAACTTTAAGTGGTGGGTAACATATATTTATAGACAATGAAAATAGTAAGATTAGACATAGATGAGGATTCAATCCTAGCAGGCATTGATGCAATGTCATTAGTTGAAACACCTGCAATTCAGGAAGGATTCTATTACTTTGCTAAGGAACAATTCGAAGAAACATATTCTGATTACCCAGAAGCAGCAGTTGAGGCAGCTAAGCAAGGAATTAAACGTAACGAAGAAACGGGAAATAAATGCGCTACACAAGTAGGTAAGGTGAGAGCACAACAACTCGCCAACCGCGAAGCGGTATCGCTTGAAACCGTACGAAGAATGCGAGCTTTCCTAATAAGACAAAAAGACAACTATGAACTTGCAAGAGATAGACGTGATTACAACGCTTGCGGGTATATCTCTTATTTACTTTGGGGTGGGCCTGCTGCTTTACCTTGGACAGAGAAGATATTACGCCAAGCAGGAGAAACTTTCGTTAACGAAGGATTTGAAGGATTAGAGGATGCTTGCCAACCAGGATATGAGGCAATCGGTTTAAAACGCAAACGTGGACGTTTAGTTCCTAACTGTGTTCCTAAAAATAAATTCAGTGATGAAACTATGAAGGATATTCTTATTCAAGAGTTAATCAATGCTGGAGTATTAGAAGGGGATGAATTCGAATTAGATGTAGCTGCATTACCTGATTATGTTCAGGAAGCAACTGGTTCAATGGAGATAAGTGATGCATCATATGCATTTGCCTCAATTGATGAAAAACAAATGGTTATAGGACCTGCAATGGTACCGAATAAATTAATTGTTAGAAAAGATGAAGAAGGTAATCCTTACTATGTTTACTTTAGTGAAGAAGCTATTAAGCGCATTGCGTATAAAATGATGGCTGATAAAGTGATTGACAAGGTTAATATTGAGCACGACGGACAAAAGTTTGTTGATGGTGCTTACCTTGTTGAAAGCTGGATAGTAGACGACCCAGAAAAAGATAAATCATTACTTTATGGTTTTAAACCAGTAAAAGGTCAATGGATGACTATGTACAAAATAGATGATAAAGATATCTGGGATAAGTACATCAAAACAGGTAAAGTTAAAGGCTTCAGTGTTGAAGGCTATTTTTCAGAAAAATTAGTAAAATAAATTATTATGCCAATCCCACAAAGAAACCCAGGCGAAGGTAGAGACGAATATATCGGACGTTGTATCTCTAACTTATCAGGAGAATATCCACAAGACCAAGCAACTGCTATTTGCTACGCTCAATTAAGTAAAGTAAATATGGCAGAAGAAGTACCAGCAGTAGATCCTAAAGAAATTGAAGCATGTATGATAGAATTACGTGGTATCAATCCTACTTATTCAGGCGCTATCGCTTATAAAATTTGCTACGACAGATTAACTGTAGGCAAAGCACAGTCAATTGCTGAAGACAAGGGTATTATTGACCCCGAGACTTTATAATATTTGACTTTGCATGCGACGGGTGATATGTATGCCCGTTAATCGATGAATAAATTAACTAAAAACCCCCAATTCCGTATGACTCAAGAACAACTTAAAGAGCTCGTAAAGGAATACTTCAACCTAACCGAAATCAAGATGGGTGAAATCTACGACGAGAACCGCGCTTTTAAAGTGGTTTTCGAAGGCGATAAGCTCGAACTTGGTATGAAAGTTAAAGTTGTAACTGCTGAAGGTCAAGAAATGGACGCTCCAGACGGTTACCACAAACTTGAAAACGGTGAACTCATCAAAACCGAAGGGTCAGTGGTAACTGAAATCACCACCGAAACTGAGGAAGATAAAGAGGAAATGGCTGAATTACCTGCCGAGCAATTCCCAGTCGAAGTGACTAAGGAAGATAAAACAGATGTTGCTGACGCTAGCCGCGAAGTACCTCAATTGATGGAGACTGAAGAAGCCGCCATGGATAAAGAGGAAATCGTTAAGGCAATTGCAGAAGCAGTAGCTGGCCAGTTGGAAGAAATGAAGAAGGAAATGGCTGCCATGAAATCCAAAATGGAGAAAATGTCAGCTGAGCCTGCTGCAGAAAAAACCCTTCCAAAGGCAAAAATGAGTGCTGAATCAGTAGCTAACGTAGCTGTTGATCCCGCTCGCTATGAAATGATGAAAAAACTAATCTCACAAAAAATTAAATAATTATGGCATCAGGATTAAACGTATCCGCATTAGCTGACTTTAACAACCAGATCGCTGGTGAGTTATTGCTTAAGCTTGTTTATGGTGGTAGCACCATCGAGTACGTAACTGTACAGGAAGGTGTTAAATACCTTGAGCCTATCAACCTCTTCGAGGTTAGCTTAGGTATTTCTAACGGCACTTGCGTTAGCACTCCTTCAGGTTCAGCTACCTTTACTCAACGCAACATCGAGGTTTGTCCTCGTACCTCTTTCGACGCATTGTGCTTGAAAGATCTTGACACTAAGTACTTAGGTATCTCTTCTTTGGACCGCGGTTCATACAACGAGACTTGGGCACTTACTAACGCTTACTCTGAGTTATTGGTTAACCAATTCCAGAAAGCTAACGACCAATTCCTTTGGTTACAAGAATCAGGTTCATACTCACAGTACGGTGGTACTTGTTCAGTAGACGGTCTTAAGTACATCATCTCTGGTTCTACTTCAGGTGTAGTAGTTCCTGTAGGTTCAGGTTCACAAGCTATCACAGCTGCAACTGCCCTTGACGTGATGGACGACATGATTACTAACCTTTCAAGTGATGTAGCTGACCGCGATGACTTGACCTTCTTCATGAGCGTATCTAACTTCCGTAAGTTTGTAACTGCTATCCGTAACGCTAACAACTTCTACTTCGATCCAGCTTCTATCACTAACCGTGGTAACTTGCTTGAAATGATGTACCCATTCCAGAACATTAAAGTTGTTGGAACTGTAGGTCTTCAAGGTTCGAACCGTGTTGTTCTCGGCCCAGCCAAACAAATCGTTGTTGGTACTGACTTGTTGAGCGACTTCTCTGAGTTCCAACTTTGGTACGATATCAACACAGATACCCTTCGTCATAGAATCTCTACCAAGCTTGGTGTGAACATCGCGTTCCCTGAGTTCTGGGTTTCTAACGACCAGGCCTAAATCAATCTTGTTTGAAGGGGGGAGGCAATGCTCTCGCCAAACCCCGACAAACTTTTCACTAAATAAAAACATTAAACCAGAAAAACTATGGCATGTGATATAACTTCAGGATTTACCCTTGGTTGCCGCGATAACGTAGGCTCAATCAAACAAATCTACATCTTATCTGGTTCTGTTACTAGCGTTGTTGACGCAAGTGAAGGATTGATTAGTCAAATCACTGGTTCAGGTACTTTCTACACTTTTGAATTATTCCGTGAGACTTCAGATTACGCCGAGGCTGTAACTGTAGCTCCAGAAAACGGAACAGTAGTTTACGAACAAACTGTAAACGCTGTATTCTTCAAAATGCAGACTTCACTTCGCAACCAGATTAAAGTATTAGCTCAAAACCCAACAATTCGTATGATTGTTGAGACTAACAACGTAGGAAATACTTCACAATACGTTTACGTAGGTGAAGATTACGGTATGCAGCTCCTTACCTCAGCAGGTGGAACTGGTACTGCCTTCGGTGATAGAAACGGCTACACTTTAACTTTCACAGGTAGAGAACCATCTCCAGCAAGCTTCATCTCAGCCTCTAACGAGACTGAATTGTTAGCTGTAATGTCAGGAATCACAATTTCCTAATTAAGCATTATTAAATTCCGAGAGGGGTTGGGTCTCTGACCCAGCCCTTCCTTGGTTTAAAGCCACTACTACATGATACAAACTTCAAAAAACCAAATTACAAACACAGTAGCAGTATTACCTGATACAGAAGTTACAGGAACTATTGTTGGTTTACGATTTAGTGGTTCTCAAGATTATGATAGAAACGCTGTTTATTTTGACGGTGATTTAATATCTAATTTCGATAATACTAATTGGGCTATTTCACAAATTACAGGTTCAACCTTGCCCTCCGCATCAGGATTTTATACCTTAGACGTCTATAGAATTGTAGCTAAAGGTCCTGCTATTTGGAATACTTTCAATACTGAATGGGAAATGGCAAATACACCTTGGGATAGTGCAACTTACTTTGAATTAGGAGAAGTATTAACCACTGTTAGAGCTTATAATTCAGGAAGTGACGTACCTGTATTCACTCAATATCAGTCTCCAGACGAGAATGGTGCTTATACAACGTATTTAGGTTAATGCACATATATTTATTAATGATATGAAGAATTTCAAGTTTCAGAATTTAAGTAAAAAAGACTCAGAGTACGGGTTACCAATAGAACAGAACATTAAAGGTTTTGTTAAATATGGTATCTACAATGATTTTCCTGAGTACTTAATTTACTTATTTAACAATTCAGCCATTAACAATACTGCAATTAAAGCAACAGTAGACGCAATTGTAGGTGAAGGCTTAGTATGTTCTCAGACTCACCTATTAGATAACGCAAACAATGATGGTGAATCTTGGAATGACATTTTCAATAAAACAGCTTTAGATTATAAGTTGTATGGTGGTTTTGCTTGGGAGGTAATTTGGAGTAAAGATAGAAGCCGCATCGTAGAAGTTTATCATATTGACTTCTCATGGTTAAGAGCCAAAGAAAAA